CGTTGGGGTAGTTACTATCGTCCTTGGGGACTAGAAGCACCTGCAGGAGCAACCGCGGAAAAACAAACAGCTACTACTGAAACTAGAGCACCCGCAACCGCCCCCGTAGCAGAAACTTCAGCACCATGGGAAGAAGATGCAATGGCAGCCGCTGAATCTATTAAGGTTCCTACAGCACAACCATCAAGTGACAAAGCACAAGATATTCTAGCAATGATTCGTGCTAGACAAAGCAAGTCTTAAAAGGTAATAGGGAGCATTGCTCCCTACCTAAGGAGAACTCCATGACAACAAGTGATGAAAGATACCGAGCCATTAAGCAAGGTAAAAAACTATTGGAAGAATTATGCGATCCAGGTAAAACACCACGTGTTCCTAGTATCATTAGAGATAGAGCTAGGGGCGCATTACGTCATTACCCAAATGACTGGGAATTAGAATCTATCGCAGAAAAATGTCCAGATATACTAGACAAACAACCGTTACACCTATATACTAACGGTATACACAAACAATAAAGGAATATAATGGCAAAACCATTTGATATCAGTAAGTTCCGTAAGGACATTACAAAAAGTATTGAAGGTCTATCAATAGGATTTAATGATCCTACTGATTGGATCTCGACAGGAAATTATGCTCTCAATTATCTCATTAGCGGCGATTTTAATAAAGGCGTTCCTCTTGGTAAAGTTACTGTCTTTGCCGGAGAATCAGGCGCCGGTAAATCGTTCATCTGCTCAGGAAACCTCGTTAGACACGCACAAGAACAAGGAATCTTTGTAGTCTTAGTTGACTCAGAGAATGCCCTTGACGAAGCATGGCTACACGCACTTGGTGTATCAACTGATGACAACAAGTTGCTTAAACTAAACATGGCTATGATTGATGAAGTAGGAAAAACTATTTCTATGTTCGTTAAAGATTACAAAGCATTACCGGAAACAGATCGTCCTAAGGTATTGTTTGTGATTGACAGTTTAGGTATGTTATTAACACCAACTGACGTAAATCAGTTTGAAGCTGGTGATATGAAAGGTGACATGGGTCGTAAGCCCAAAGCATTAACAGCACTTGTTCGGAACTGTGTTAATATGTTTGGTTCATTGGGTATTGGATTAGTTGCTACTAATCACACATATGCTAGTCAAGATATGTTTGATCCAGATGATAAAATCAGTGGCGGTCAAGGTTTCGTTTACGCATCAAGTATCGTTGTTGCTATGAAGAAACTGAAACTTAAAGAAGATGAAGATGGTAATAAGATTAGTGATGTACGAGGTATTCGTGCAGCCTGTAAGATTATGAAAACTCGCTATGCGAAACCATTTGAATCAGTTCAAGTTAAGATTCCTTATGAAACAGGAATGAGCCCTTACTCAGGATTGTTAGACATGATTGAGAAAGCTGAACTTGTTAAGAAAGAAGGCAACAGTCTCGTCTATACAACACTTGATGGTGAAATCATTAAGAAGTTTCGTAAAGCTTGGGAAGCAAATAGTGACGGTTGTTTAGATACAGTAATGAGTGAGTACGGTCAAAAATCAACTACAAAGATAAGTACTGTAACACCTGAGGAGGAGGGTACAGAATGAGTTTAGCTTTTACAGCAGAAATATGGGACGCCTTACGTACCCATATTGATTTTAATGACCGTAGCGATGCGGCTGACACGTTGATTAATTTGTTAATTGATAATAATTACGAAGCAAGTGACATTAAAGATTCTTTTAAGAATGACAAAGAAGTACTTAAAGCATTAAAAGGTTATACTGACCAACATGATGGTGAAGAGTACGAAGAATATGATGAAGACGAAGACCAAGAAGAATGGGATTAAATGTCAAATTGGTACACAAGGATCACAACTAATCTAGCTGTGATACCCGATTTCATCTCTCATTGTGAGAATGAATTATTATCTGCAAAAAGTGAGGTAAAGGTATACGGCAATGTTGAAAAAAACATTGCCGCATTACCCGGAGTAACCGAACATCGTTTTAATCAACTACAAGAGATAGAAGCAGTATTAAACTATCTCAACATTCAATTACGGAAAATTCGCCGAAAACATTTTCAAAAATACTTAGAAGCGTATAATAGAGCATTGACAAGCCGTGATGCTGAAAAATATGTTGATGGTGAAGATGAAGTAGTAGATTTTGAAACACTTATCAATGAAGTAGCATTACTAAGAAATCGTTGGTTAGGTATAATGAAGGCACTAGAATCAAAAAACTTTATGTTGGGTCATATTGTTAGATTGAGGGCAGCCGGTATGGAGGACATAACAATTGGCTAATAATACATACAGTAGTAACACAATAACATTGAACGGTACCGGTGGTGGAACTGGATTAAGTATATCACCATTATCAACCTCATCTATTACAATGGATGATAGTTATCTTAATGGCTTATTTAAAAACATCCATAGAAGTGACTATGTTAAACGGTATGAAGTCATTGAATCAACCGAAGATGTATTAGCATTAAGTGTTGCATGGAAACGTCTACGTGATAACAAGGATAAGAGTACACACTACATGGGTATCACTAGCCTTTTAGATGATAACTTGTTCAGAAGGGTAGAAGAATCTGACAGAATTCGTGCTAATGAAATTAGAGATTACTTCAGTAAAAAGATTATGTTATGGTCTCTTAAAGGTATTAAACTATCAAAATATAGACAAGACCTAAATACATTTATTCATGGTAATGATAAAAAAATTACAGAAGAACTGTTACCTATTATTTTTAGATTGCCTGAATTCTATGAGTATGATGTTAAATTTGATTCATTTAAAAGAGAAGTTAAATTAGACTTAGCTACTTTTGATTCACCTCCTCTTAAACAAATCACTACATTGACACCTATTACAAGTTTTTATAAAAGTAATAAACGTATAAAACAGTTTGAATATTGGTTAAAAAATAGTAATGGCAATGCACATATGATTAGTATTGAACCAAAGAATCCTTTAAAACATATTTGGGATAAAATGTTCATTAATGAACATTTGCGTATTGAAGGCACGTATTATCCTAAAAAATACGATGAATTACAATACTATCAGTTACTAAATTGGTCATTAGCCTAAATTTGACATTAAATGGCTTTGGCTATACAATAGAGTCTTATTCAGTTAAAAGGGCTTTATGGGTTACAAAGTTGTTGCAGATAAGTATCAAATGGACGACATGCGTACTAAATATGGTCCACGTAACGGATTAGAAGGACCGTTCAATTTCTCCGGTAGAGTGTTGTATTATGACAACAAAGAAGGCCAGTACTATGATCCTAGATCCGATTTCTATGTAGAGCAGTCGGAAATGAACGAAATCCATGCTAGTTTGATAGCCAAAATTTGACAATAAATGGACTTTCTGCTATAATAGAATCTTAGACAGTAAAGAAAAGGACTTAGAAATGACTACAGAATTCAAATCTTGGGAAGAGTTGACACAATTAGAACAAGCCCGAGAACTTTACTGGGACATGTACAAGGATGCTTACGGTGTTCGCCCCCGCGGTGTTGACACCTCACACTGGGCCCTTGAAGATTTTGAAGCTGAGTTTGAAGGCCTTGGTGTAGCTATTGAAGCCGAAGAAAAGATCCGTGTTGCGTCAGAACAACATGCAATTTTTTCTTTTGAGAAACGTATCAGTGACCTGATGTTTTCAGGTGCTAAGGACCGTGCTACAGCTATCCGCTGGATCCACGAAGCTGAGGACACTCAGGGTGATGATGAGTACCTGTGCTATACATTGGGCTTGCCCTATATGTATTTTCGCAAGGTAGCGTAATTTGACAATAAATGGCAATCGTGCTATAATACTTGTATTGATTGATTAACACACAGGAGAAGCTATGTCTACAGTTCGTATTTTGTCAGGTTCATATCGTAATGAAGCAGTTGTAGGTGAAGTGTTTACACTTGTCAAGGGTTTTCAGACAAGTAAAAAAGGTAGTTATGTGACTGTTAAAAATGATGGTCAGTTTCCCGGTCGTAGTGCTGAGATTAAAATCTTAGTAGATGCGATTGATAATATTGAATTTTTAAATGGAGATAAAGTTATGGCTAATGCTGTAGTAGAGTTTAAGAAAGAAGTTGTGAAAGAATCAGAACAAGAAGCAATGGATCGTATTGCTACACGTTTTGAGGTCCTTGATGAAATGTCACGTGCCTGTATCAACGGTGATATCCGTGCTATGATTGTTTCAGGCCCGCCCGGTGTCGGCAAGTCATATGGTGTTGAGACACAAATGGAGAAAGCAAGTATGTTTGACAAGCTTGCAGGCAAACGTGTGCGTTTTCAAATTGTTAAAGGTGCTATGACAGCATTGGGTTTGTATACTCAACTATACAAGTATTCTGATACAAAGAATGTGTTAATTTTTGATGATTGCGATTCAGTTTTTACTGATGACTTGAGTTTGAACATTCTTAAGGCCGCACTTGATTCAGGCAAGACTCGTAGAATTTGCTGGAATAGTGATTCACGTTTGTTGCGTGAAGAAGGTATCCCGAATACTTTCAACTTCAATGGTAGTGCTATTTTTATCACTAACTTGAAATTCGGCAATCTCAAGTCTAAGAAATTACAGGACCACTTAGAGGCTTTGCAGTCACGTTGTCACTTTCTTGACTTGACGATTGATGGTGATCGTGATAAGATGTTGCGTATCAAGCAGGTCCATCGTGATGCTGATGGTGGTTTGTTCAAGGATTATGATTTTAATGAAGAACAATCACAAACTGTGATTAACTTCATGTGGGACAATCATACTAAATTGCGTGAAGTGTCCTTGCGTATGTGTTT